TTCTTAGCGCTATGCCAGATTGTATTCTTTCTCCAGTCGCTCTAATTGCGCCAACATGAGATAATCTATTTATTGCATCAACTTTATGCTCAATAGATTTTAATACACCATCTAAATTACTTCCACTTGGTTGTAAAATATAAGGTTTTAAATTAGCATCAATGTTATCAGGAATTTCTATAATAGAACCTGCGCCAGCAGTAGCGTCAGTATCTCTTGTCTTAACTAATGAAGGGTGGTTTGATATTCTAATAATTTGTTCAATCTCAGACAGTTCATTGTAAATTGCTTTTTGTAAATCAGCTATGTCAGTTAAATCAGATACTCCAATACCTCTCATTGGACTTCTTTGATTGTAAATAATAACTGCTGGAATTCTGTTTATTGGATTTGGCAGCGATTCAATTAATTTAGGCTCATCTCTATTTTTAGATGAAACATAAACTGTATCAATTTTATCTAAATACCAAAGTTTAAAATATTCTCCATTCTCATCTATTGACTCTCTAATTTTTAAATAATCTAAAACATAATATCCTGAGTCGCTTCTTGAATAATGCCAGTCATAAATATTTTCAGGAGTATAGATATTTAAATAGGGTCTAATTCCTTGTTCTAATTCTTCTGCTCTCGTATAAACATTAGTTGATGGCTTATCTACTAGCACCCAACAATGTCCATAGATAGAAGCATAATTTTGAACTTCTCTCATAAGAGCATCAAAACTTCTTCCTTCTAAATCTGCATCTTCAAAGAAATAAGGAACTGTTGAATCATTTTCTAATATGCCTAATTCTCTAGTTGGTGGAACTCTAAATAGATAACTTGAATAAATGTGAATAATATTTCTACAATGATTATCTAAAGGTGTGTAAGTAATTCTGTCAAAGAATTCATTTTCTAATTCTAATTTATATTGCTGTAAAAATTTTCCATCTTTGTATTCTTTGCCGCCTAAATATGAACGAATAAAATATTCCCATCTTGTAATCATTCCCTGATATTGAGAATGTTGCCTTTCCATTTCTTGTCTTGAATATGCCATTATGAAAATCTCTTAGGTTGTGATTTTGGAAGATTGGAAGTAATCGGAAATAAAAATTCTATTGCATACCCTAGAGCGTCAGTCATATGGTCATATCCGTTATTCTTTTCTGGTTGCGTTGTGCCTTCTTTGTAAATTTGTTTCATTAGACTATTAATCAATGTTTTGCAAGAACCATCTATAAAGATACTTCTCTTACCATCAAATGCTTTCAATTTAGAATTCACAGAGTTAATTCTATCTCTTACTAAAGCATGAGTAGATTTACATTTAACAATAAATCCGGCATTTTGCAAGATGGTTAAATCGGTTCTACCGCCGGCAGATGTTTTTCTTTGTCTAGAAGCTGGGTCAGGGTAAATAATTATTTTGTTTTTATTATATCTTGATAGCAATTCATCAATAAATTCGTCAGTATTTGAACTATATATTACTATTTCATCAAAGACTTCTATGTTTCCGTTCTTAATATGAAATAAGCAAGCACTCATGGGGTCAATGTTAAAGTCGAGTCCCACATGAATAATTGAATCTTTGTCATAAGTGCATTTTCTAACATTATCATCTCTGCTAAAATTATAATAAACAACTCCACTATATGTTTCAAAGCTAGCCATATATTCTTGTCTAAATGTTCTTTCATCTAAATCTTTCATAGCTTGGTCAATTTCATCTTGGTCTACTTGACCGCCATCTAATGTTGTATATTTAAAAGACTTCCATTCTGGGTCTGCGCCTAAACCTTTTTGATATATCTCATAAGACCAATTTCCAAAGCCTCTAGGCGTTCCAACAAATAATACATTTCCAGTTACATGGCGGTCTGAAATAGTTGGCCTCAAAACTTCTGACCAAGCCTCAAAAGGAATATCTGCATATTCGTCAAGTAATAAAAAATCTAAACCAACTCCTCTTAAATTATCAGGAGATTTATCTGCGCCTTTAAGACTTATCTGGCTTCCATTCCTTAATGTTAAGGATAGTTCTGTTTCATTGGCATATTTAATCCATTTATGCTCAGTTACTTTTTTCTTTAATTGCTTCCACATAATTTCCTTAGCCATTCTGTAAGTGGGTGCAACATAGAATATCTTTGAATTGGGTTTGCGGCTGGCGAATCTTAATAGTTCATACATAGCTAAATGAGTCTTACCGAATCTTCTGCCAGTAATTAAAACTCTAAATCTATTGGGACAAGTATAAACAGCAAGTTGAGGTTTGCTAAAAGACATAACCTAATTACTCTGGTTTGTTATTAATAGCTTCTTCTAGAAGTTTTATTTCAATTTGTTTTGCTTGGACTTCCTCGTTCAGTCTATCTATTTCTTTTTTTAAATCGTGAATGACAACTTCTAAATCGTTAGAACCTCTTTGCTTCCTATCAATCATATTTCTTGGCTTTTTTCTTCCACACATTTGAATACCAAATCTTTATATACTATACCTTGTTCGTTTAAAGTTTCTATAATTAAATCAGCTTGTTTATCGCCGAATTTATAGCAATCTTCTAAAGTCTTAAATCTTCTATTATCTTCCATTTTTAAAAAGACTGGCCTATATTCCTGCCCATTAAATATAAGCAAGAAGAATATAACAAAATATTCCACTACTTTTTTTTATTCTGATATGCCCTCAAATATCTTCTGCCTAAAGCTACTGCTTCAGATTTACTTTTGCCTTTATAACCCCACGCCTCTAAACTTAGTTTCAACCTAGTTTTTCTACCCTTATCATCATAGAGTCTTCCTTGTGAACTTCCCATTCTAACTAGGAATGAACCTTTGCGCCTATATTCAGAAAGTCTATTTGGCCTATCTTTGACTGGTGGTCTTAAATTACTTCCAGTTGCTCTATTGTATCTTGCTCTGCCTGATGATGTCAAACCACCTTTTGGGTTTTTGTCTGATTTTCTTAATGCAAATTTAATCATTTAATTTACTTTTAACTATAATTGGCGGTGCAGGCTGTCTTATTTTTAGATTATGTTTCTTCATTAACAATTTAACAATGCAACCATTACACGCTTTTATATGCTGCTCTAATTTATTTAGCATTTCTTTTTTACAAAATAAACATTTACTCATTTTTAGATTCTATTATTTCTTTAGGTTCTTCTACTATATCATAAATTGGTAATGGTGCATCAGAATCAGAATCTAGTCTTTCATTAACTTGACCTAGCATTTGCTTACCGAGCCAGATTAACATTACAACATTACCCTTCTCTACTGCCATCTGCCATTGTTTCCTTCTAAGAGATATATTACCCTCTGCTCTCCCTTTGTCTATTTCTGCTGAAAAATTATTGTGCAAAGTATCTCTATGGCAGCCAAAAAAGCTAGCCATTTCTTCCATGCTACAATGTAATCTAGCTAATTTTCTTACTGTTTCAGGGTCTATATTTAATTTTGGTCTTCCAACTTTTTTATTATCCATATCATTTGTGGAGCGAGTGGATTGGATTCGCACCATCTTTTTCTAACTGGTCGTCAGAAACCCTACTATTAGGCACTCGCAAACCTTTATACATTCCTGCCCCTATTTCATATATTTTTGAAAATGGGATTATTGGAACTGTTAATCTTTCTTTAGCTTTTGGGTTGAGAAAGTAAATATATCTTAATTGATAACCCTGAAGTCTTTTGCTTCCAGTAAAATCTCTTTTAGATGTTCCATGCTTGGCTACTATTTCTCCAGTAGGCAGCTCGTGGATTGTTTGATTTTTATTTATGCCGGTTAATACAAATCCACTTGCTCTATAAATAGTTCCATCTCCACATTGAGTTCCATCAGAGAATGATAAAATCCATTCTATATGAGGGTAATTCTTTTTAATTAATCTAAATGCTACTCCTAAAGCTCTGCTTTCACTATTTCTTGGGAGAATATCATTAAAAGCCATTCTGTTTAATTCTAACATATTATTCCATTTAGTATCTTTGACTAATGGCAGCACTTTTCTTTTATCTATTGGGTTTCCAAATTGCATAGCACCATGAAGTTTATTGTCTAAGAATACTCCTAGATGCAATATAGAATTCTGCACAACCTTGCCTGAATAATGAATTCTTTTAACTATCTTATTGGCGTCCTGAGAAGATATAGCTTTAACTATGATGTCTTTAGCTGTGAGATTCATAAAAATTCTTGCATATTTCTGTTATAGCATTTCCATTAATGTTCTGATTATATTCATTCTTTAAGTCAAATTTACTTTTAACCTTCTCTAATGCTAGATTAATAAACTTGATTTGAGAGTCATGGATAATAAATGTCATTTGTTGGAATGGTTCTTTATCGCCATCTTTTATTTCCGGCAAATCTGACAATGGGATTATTTCTTCCTGAATATCTTTTAAGAAGTCATTATTAAATCCTAATATATCTAAATTAAAATTATCATCTTTTAGACTGTCTAGTTCTAAAGATAGTTTATCTATGTCCCAGCTTGCATTTAATGCTAATTGATTATCGGCTATAATTAGTGCTTTGATTTGAGTCTTTGATAGCCCAGAAATTACAATACAAGAAACTTCCTCATATCCTAATTTTTTAACTGCCTGCAATCTTCCATGACCAGCTATGATTGAGTTGTCTTGGTCAATTAAAATAGGATTAGTAAATCCAAATTCTTTTATACTTGATGCAATTTGAGTTATTTGTTCTTCACTATGATTCCTACTGTTGTTTATGTAGGGTATTAATTCAGATACCTTCTTTTTAACTAATTCCATATTAACCGATTATGTTCGTTAATTGTTCTTTAGTCTTTTTTTAGGGATTTGTAAAGAAAGTCAAGTAAGTCTTGGTTTTGATATAAAATATGACACATTCCATTTGCTAGGCTGTTGCATACTAACTCCTCTGATTTTGCGCTTAACTCAAGTTTATATTCATCAAACAATAAATGATTTAATTCGTGCATGAGTGTATTAATAAGCTGCATATTATCTAAAGATTTATCTAAAGTTATTTCATTCTTGTCAGGGTGGAACTCTCCAAAAATTTTTTTCTTATCTGCTGTGTCTTTGTCTATGAAATCTAACTTAACAGTTCTGCTTCCAAAAACTATTTTGTCTATATTCATTTTAATTTCAATTTCTTGGCAATATATAAATTTTTAACAAAGCTGCTTTTCTTGCCAAATTTTTGACCGGCAGAACGCCTAGCTGTTTTATAGGCTTTAGATTTTTTATTAAAGGGTTTTGGCTTTCCTAAACTTGCTGGCCTATTTCTTTCCCAAATTGGTTTTTTCATTTTTTCTTTCTAGGCATCTTTTTAGTTTTATAAACTCTATAAGTCCCTTTGGATTTGCGATTGGTATATAAGACCGCAAGACTGCTTGAAGTGGTTTCATTTGCCATTTTTTAATCTCTTGTTTCTAAGTTTGTTAAAATGCTTCCAAATAATAATTTCTAAATATTTATTTATATTGATTAAAATTTTAATCATAACTTGTTTTTGTATTTAATTAATACCTGTCTAACATGATTTGTATATTCTAAGCTAGTAGAAAAATTGTCTAAGGTTTCTGCTAATATCAAAGGGTCTTTAGTTCTTTGCCTTGTTTGGCGGAATTCTTGATAATGATGATTGTTATTTAATATGCTTATATAATCCTTAACTGATTGGCATTTAGTTTTATATGTCTTAATTCTCCACTTAATTGATTCGTCTTGTTTAAGCGGCAAAAGTCCATTTTTTGACCAAACTCTTACGCCAAAGAGAGCATTACCTTCCAATGCAAATCTGCTTGTTCCAAAATTTGATTCAACAATAGATTGTGCAATTATTAATGCTGTTGGTATTTGTTCTTTTTTATCTAAGTCTAGGTTGATATAGGCGATACATTTTTTCATGCTAACTATAAATTTTTCGCCAGAACTATTATCAACTTTTGGTTCAAAGAAGCCTATCTTTCTTATTTCTTCAATAGTGCTATTTCTAATTTTTTCTTTGGTGCTAGAATTCGGAAAGAATGTTCCAAGCACAAAAACAGAAGATAAAAATAAGCAGACAATAGAATAGTCCCATAGTTTTATACTAAGTATTTTTGAGTTCATTTTTAAAGGTTAGATAACCTTCCAGCTTTGCAGCTTATCTGTGATTGAGGTTAGTCCTCGTCAGACGAATCTAAATCTTCGTCTTCAGAAAAATCTTCGTCCATATCCTCAGAGTCATCATAAGTTTCCTCTGATTCCATTTCTTCAAGATGGTCTTCAAGCATTTCTCTTAAAGCATCAAATTCTTGATTGATTTTATCTTGGCTTTTTTCAAGTTTAGCTATTATTTTTTCTATTTTCATTCCCACACTCCTTTTGTTAGTTTGGTGGCAAATTTATTAAAGTTATTTTGAAGTTATGTAAATATATAATTTTTAAAGAATAAAATAGTCAATTAAATCAAGAGTTTAATTTGCGCAGCACCCATTTCTCATAATCCTGAGCATCAAGTTTCTCCTTGCCAATTTCCCATTCGTTCTTGTTTCTAGGTTTTTCTATAATTTTAGTCTTTAGGTTTTGCAGAATAGGGATATGAATTTTATTTGGTTTATCAGCCATTTTACTAAGACTTAACATATTTTTACCTATACTAGTAGTATAGTTAGTAATAGTTGTTGTTCTGTGTGGGATATTTTGATTGGGCTGCGCCGGCAAATCTTGATATTTGCTATATTTTACAATGCTAAAAACGCTTAATCGTTTGTGTAAAGTTTGATTGATATTGCCTGATGCTTTTAAGTTTTTAATTATAGTTCTAATTTTATCAAAAGAAATGCCAAACTTTTTTGCCAAATCCCTATAAGCTATTGAAATTTCTCCTCTTTTAAGATTTATTTTCTTTTTTCTATAAATAATCTGGGTTGGTTTATGAGATGCCATAGCAACTAGATATAAAAATACAGCAACTTCTAATTGATTATTAAAATCTTTAGAATTATAAATCTTTCTATGTAAAGCTATCCAACCCTCAGTCATTTCATTTCTTTTTTTACTAAAGATATAACTTCTTCAGTAAAAGCCTTCAATCCATTTTTAGAGCAATTTTGAACAGCAGCATAACAACTAAACCAGCTTTTATTAAAATGCTTTCCTATGTTGGCATAAGAATCTTTTGTTATATTTCTAATAACTGTTACGCCTATTTTATTAAATGGAACTTTAAAGAAATTAACTTTGTTATATAATTTTGAATTACAAAGCACTTTCTTTGTTGTCTCCAAAATATCTTGATATGTATTCGTCATAATATCCTTCTGTTATTAATTTTTGTATCTTTTTACATGGACTATTACAAGCTAATTTATAGGAAATATATATAGGATTTATTTTATATTTCTCCCAGAACTTTTTTTCATTCATTCTGTGCTGCTCTAAATGATGCGGATAACACATAGGTGTTACAAAGGCATCATTCTTAACTGCCAAGCCAACATTTCCAAATGGCAAATTTCTTATATGGCAAACTTGAATTTCAGGGTTTTTACAGATTATACAATGATAGTTTTTAGATACCCATTTTAAATGAGCAAGTGATTTGATAGCCTTCTTTTTTAAAATCATTTTTTCTTAGCTTTTTTCTTTGCGGCTCTGGCCACAGAAAGAGCAATAGCAATAGCCTGCTTTGTTGGCTTTGTCTTCATTTCTCTTTTTATGTTTTTTGCTATGCTGGCAGATGAATAACCTTTTATAAGTGGCATTAAATATCCTATTATTTAGCGTGGTGCTAGGAAGGCATAGCACCACAATTCCTAGTATCAAAAGTGGAACATAATAGCAACAGTTTAACTTATTGAATTTAAAACAAATTATTTTAGCTATAATGATGTTTTTCTCAATTATTACGCTTGAATTAACTAAATTAGTAAATTATATTATTTGCATATAACTAAAAGGAGATAAATATGACAAGCCAAGCAAAAGCAACTTTAGGAAATATAAGAAAATTATTTTCTGAAAAAAAATACTCTTTAGTTAAAGAGGCAATAAATAATAACTCTTATTTATGTGATGATGTTAATAATTCACATTATTGGACAGTTACTCAGGGGTTATATTTATTAGCATTAGAAGAATTAAAAAAATCAAATTAACAAAGGAAGAAAATATGAAAGAAAAAATAAAAGTCATAAAAGAAAATATAGATTTTAATAATTTACCAATCAAGTTTCAAAATCAAATTATTGATGATGAAGCTAAAGCTATCTTAATTTCTTTTGATGATGGAGTTTATACAAAAACAACAGCTAAAAAAGATGCAAAAAATTATTATCAAAATCAATGTGAAAATAAATATGTCCATTACATAAGTTCAATTTATGGAGAATGTTATGTTGAGCATGGAAAAGAAAGTTGGATATGAAAATAAATAACAAATATCTTGCTTTTAATGAGCGTGATTTATGGGTGCTAGAAAAACCAGATTATTTTTCTATTACTAATCGTCGCAATAAAATAAATAGAAAAGCAAAAACCTACAAAAAGGCATTAAAGCTGGCCAGAAAAGTAAGTGGCAATCGCTGGTATAATCAATGCCTTGTTTATGCGGTGAGAGAAACAGCACAAACAAATCTTAATCACAGAAAAATATACAAAACAATATAATGGAGAATAATATGGCTTATATAATTGACTTAAAAGACAGAACTGTTGCAGAATTTACAAAAGATGAATTAATAAATTTTGCGCCATCTGCAAAAAAAACAAACAAAAATAGATTCTGGGTAGTTGAGAACAAAAAACAAGCAGTCAAAGTAATTAAGAAATTAATTAAAAAAGGATTTTAATGTTTAATAATGATTCTAAATTTGATTTTGATTTAGCTAAAGGAATAGAGAACGAGAAATCTGTTGCTGCTTTCTTAGGAATGTCTAAAGATAAGTTTGAATGTAAATCTGAAAGAGATTATTGGAAGAAGACTGGAAATGTGTGCATTGAATTAGAATCCTATGGCAAGAAATCAGGCTTAAATGGAACTCATGCTAAGTATTGGGTTCATAGCTTTTATGATGGAGATGACTTAGTTGGCATTACAGTTATTGCAGTTAATAGATTAAAAAGCATTGTTAAAAGAGGAAACTATAAAGAAGTTATGCTGGGAGATAATAAAGCAAGCAAATGTGTTTTAATTAAAATGAGCGAATACTTAAACCAATGGAGATTAAATGAAAAACTATAAATGCAACATCAAATGGAATTCTCATTGTAACCAAGAGGATATAGAAGACATGATAAAGAAATTTAAGCAATTTATTAAATTATCTTTTTTCAATGTTACTAATCTTGAATATGACTACAAAGAGGATAAACCAAAAAAGGAGATAGAATGAAAAAAAAGAAAAAAACAATAACCGGCTACTATGGGTATTGGTGTCCAATCAAAAAAAAAAGAATATTTAAAACATTATGGCAAATAGAGAAATAGGCGTGATTTGCTCAATGAGTTTTAATGAAATGCGGCTTTTAGTTGGCTGCATGACTAAAATCTTATTAGATAATGAAGTAAAAGGAATAAACACTAAAAAGCGCATGACTAATTTAATTGAAAAATTAAATGGAATGCTAACAAAGCAAGGATTCAAAAAATGATTGAATTAATATCTGATTTGGGATTTGCTTGGTTTTGCTTCGCAGTTATATTAACAATATTAATATGGGAGAACTACAAATGAATAAAGAAACTAAAGAAGGAATAGCATTTTTAATTGCTATTGGTTTGGGCTGGTCAAGTATAATATTATTAAACTGGATAATAAATTAGATGTATAAAAAAGTCTCATTAGATATACTGAAGGGTTCATTACATATTATAGAGAAATTTATAATCACCCAAGAATTCTCAGGCTCAAAAGTATCTAGCTATGATAAGGCTATTTACAATGAATTAAAAAAAATTATAAACACTAAGAAAAAATGAACTTTTCAAATAAAGAAAAATCTCTTAGTACAAAGTTAGGTGAGAGCGTTTTTGCAGAAAAATTAAAACAAGCAATTAGGGAAGCAGAATTAAAAAAAGAAAAAAAACAAATGGAGAAGGCAAATGAGAAAAAAAAAGACTGATTTAATTGTAGCGCTTAAAATAATTGAAGACTGCGTAAAAAATAACAGATTCCATACACTAGCCAATTACATAGAACTTGCTTGGAAGACATTTCCAAGACTAAGATTTATGGATTATAAAAATGTTAAGGTTATGGAATATTTAAAAAAAGGAGATAAAAATGAAAAAAATAATATTATCCGTTTTACTAAGCGCACTATTAACTAATTGTGCTTATAAGCCGGTAATTGATACCAAAGGAAGAAGTGGCAGCTATCCAAGTGATAGAGCAGCAGAAATAACCGACGATATTCAACATTGTTCCACTCTTGCAAACCAAGAGATTAGTGGATTAACTGATGGAATTGTTTGGGGTTATAATAATGTCTTTAGAGGATTATTTTTTTGGCTTCCGCCGGAAGAAAAAAGAACTAGAGAAAATTATACTAAAAAATGTTTAGCCGGAAGGGGACACAATGTTATTAATTAAAACAGTTCAAGAAGAAATTAATAGATTGTTTTTAGAATCTCAAAAGAACCCAAGTATAGTTGCTAATGAAGCACCATACTATTTTGATTTGTGTTCTATTGAAGATAAAACAATAACTCTAAATGAGTTTTATAAACAATTCCCTTATTACAATCCTGATATGAATTGTGATTATTGGAAGCAACAGCATGAAAAATGGAAGGATATATGGAAACAAAGCAAGATATAGTAAATAAACTGGCCAGCAATCTTAGATACCTAAGGCATAATACTCAGGTTGAAGAACCAATGACTGGTAAAATAAGATTTATGTCCCAGCGACATCTCGCAGAATTTATTGGCAGTAGTTGCGAGCAGCAGATTTCTAAATTTGAGTTGGGAACTAATCAAATGAGTGCCAGTCAGCTTTATAAAATCTCAAAAATATTTGATGTTTCGGTTGATTCAATGTTTGAAGACTTAACCAAATCAGATTACAAGAAAGTAATTAAGTATGACATTTATGCTTAAAATAATATTTATAACTATTCTATTAATTGTAATAGTTTGGATTATAAATAAAACTTAAAAGAGGATAAAAAATGGAAGAAATAAAACTATATAATGGACAAGAAACGCTTTTTTTTGATTCAGTTCTGCATCAGTATTTTTGGAATGATGAAAAATTACCTAGCGCCACAACAATTTGCAAATTATTAACTCCGGCAAGCGTTATCGGTGCTTGGTCATCTAAGATATGCTCTGAAGAATTTAAAAAAATAATGAGAGCAGGTGTTAGCTATGATGAGATTGAGTTAGCTAAAATTGCAGAACAAATTAAAAAAGCCCCTAATCAAAGCATGGGTGATGCTGGTTTAGTTGGAACTCAAGTGCATAACTTAATTGAAGATTATATTCATAAAGGAATACAGGCTGAAATTCATAATCCTGAGATTAAAAAATCTTTTGGTAAGTTTAAAGAATGGTATGACAAGCAAGAAGGCTTAGAGATTCTTTTTACTGAAAGAAAAGTATTAAGTAGAATTCATAAATTTACTGGAACTCTTGATGCTATATTTAAAAACAAATCAGGAGAATATATTATATATGACTGGAAGAGTTCTAGCGGCATAAGAGACTCAATGCTAATCCAAATTTACCTTTACAAAATTGCAATAAAAGAAGAACTTGGAATTGATGTTAAAAAAGGCATCATAGTGAATTGCACGAAGACTGGTAAGTTAAATATTAAGGAATTTCTAATAGGAGAAATGCAGCAAGAAGCCGCTATATGCTGCCTAAAAATATATAGCTGGCTAAACATGAAGGAGAAATAAGATGCCTAATATAAGTGGAGTAGTAAAATATGTCTATGACAACCGCTTAATGAAAGATGGAAGTCCAAACAAATATCCAAATTATACTTTTGGAATTAATGACCAGAAAATCGTTCTCTGGTCAGCAATCAAGCCGGTCTTTTTAGAGAAGGGTAAAAAGCTGAGTGTTGCAGTCCAAGCCAGTAAAAAAAATGGAAGTTTATTTGTTCAATCAAAGCCGGACAAATCTCCAATAATGCAAGAACTTCCTTCTGATGTAGAAGCTAAAGAAGATACTAGCTTCAACCCTGATGAACTGGAATCTCAACTTCAAGAAGCAGCTAAAGAATTTGATGCTGATTTAACAGTTGAAACCAAGAAGCCATTTGACAAAGATGAATATATGTTCGTTATGGCATTAAGTAAAAGTTGCTTGGAATCAGGTTCAATAAATGTTACAAAAGAATCTATGGATTCGCTTATTAAGGATTTAAAATATCTTTATAAAGTGAACTTTCATAACTCTTAATTGTTAGTTATTTTAGTGGCCAAATTTTAAAGTCATTATCCCCTTTTATTTGGCCACTATCCCTTGATTTCACATATATAAATGGTATATATTTTAGATGTTCGTGAGAGAGAAAATTCTTGAGTGTACAATTAAAGTTAAAGAACTTTTTGACAAACAAGAAGATGCTCTCAAAAATGAAAATGAAGGAAAGATTATTTCTGTGGACTTGTTAAACAAAAAGTTTATTAGAAATAATATTAAACTATTTGATGACACAGCAGCAAGTAGTTCAAAGAATCAGGGACAGAAGCCAGAAACTTCTTAACCTTGAACTAGAGTATAAAATGAAGTTAGAGAAAGCCAAGAGATTAAAAGAACTTCTTAACTCTAGATATGTCTTTGAATTTGAGAAATTACTTACTAAATAAGTAATACAACTATAAAATGTAAAGGAAGCACATGGAAGACTTTGCTCTAAAAAACCCAGACGATATAAAACAAGAATTAGATAAACTTTCTGAAGAAATGGCTAATGCACTTTATGACTTTAGAAGATGCGAGGAGTTTCGTAAAATTACTTTTAGCCAATTAACTATTACAAAAAAATTAGAGAAGAATTGCAGCGTTGCAGAAGCAGAAAAGTGGGCTTATACTGCTGATGAATATAAAACTATAATAGAAGGCTTGCTTTATGCAGAAAAAAAATATTCTATTGCTAGAGGAAAATATAGTAACTTACAATCATGGGTGGACTTATACCGTTCGTGGCTAGTTACAAATCGTGAATTGAGTAGATGACAGATGTTAAAAATAATTTCAATTATGCTGAAAGCCGCTTTATTGATTACTGCAATTCCGTTGGCTATCTGTTTCGTCGTCTTGGTTATAATTCTATTGACCCTAATAAATCAGTTATTGAAACTAATATACCTTTGTTTTCCAAAATACCAGCAATCGCAAAACTTACAGCAGATTTTTTCGTATATAAAGCTGCGACAGAAACCAATAAACAAGAACAGTTCTTCGTTTCATTAAAGCAATCCAATAAAATTAAGTTAAGAGATTTAAAAAAGTATATTGTTATAAACGAGCTATATACTAACTATTGGACTAAATTTACTATTTGCTTTCCGCTTAAAGATAAAATTCGTTTTATATCAGTTGAGCAGCTATTAAGAATGCTGCCAGATTCAAAGTTAAAAACTTTTCAAAATGATGGCGTGGAATACTTTGAGATTAATGTATAGTATTTGAGCAATCATAATCTGAATCTTGAAAATCTATTGGCTCAGATTCCCATTCAACAGCTAAGATTCTAAATTTTTTAACATTCTTTAATGAAGCAAGAAAAGTATTAAAGTTAGCATTATTATCAGAATCAAGAAATCTTACATAAGACATATCTTCAATCATATCTCCATGCTTCACAAAATGCACAGCACAAGTTATGAGCCGCAACTCATTCATTTTTTGAAGATGTCTAAAGTGGGTTTAAGTCCATATATTGCACCAAAGATTCCTACAATTAACCATTGATACCAACTAGGAAATTTTCCAAAATAATCAAAGAATAAATCTAATTTAGATTTTATTAATGGGTCATCAGTAAAGATAGCATAAGATAAAAGAACTATTGGAATACAAACTATAATTAATACCAGTTCATCTTTCCAAGTCTTGTCTTGTTGGTCGCCAACATCTCTTTGATATTCTATTTCTCCGGCAGCCATACGCTCGTAATATTTTCTTTCAGCTTCAGATTCTAAAAATTCTGATTGCTTGTGATTCTTATAAATCTCAGCGCCGGTTTTAAATATAGTTGGTATTAAACTCCACCACATATTAGTCTATTGCACAGATGTTAATTTCACCCGAACCACCACCGTGATGTATGAATGCCACGACTTGTCCACTTTTAAATGAAAAATATTGCACTTGGTTATCTGGGATAAGCAAGTCTTCTACTGTGGCGGTGGGATTGACACCGAACTTCACATGAGTTCCTGAGGTTACTGCAATTCTGATTATTCCTGAACCAGTAAATATTGGATTAGATTGTGCAGAAGTATTTGAAACTGTATGAGTTTCTGGTGTAAAATCTGAGTCTATTTTTATTATGTCCATATCGTTCCTTAAATGTTCTTATTTTGCCTATTTAAACCTTTAAAAAGCCCCTAAATTTTGATGATATAAGGGTTATAAAGCTGTTTCTCATTTCAAAGACATAGTGCCTTAAAATGCGTTTAAAATCGTTTTAAATGATATTATCTACTTTTAGTTGAATCTATTAGTAGTTCTATGTAGTGCTGGGCTTTAAGTAAGTCTTGGACACCACCCTTCTCTTTAAATCGCAAAACATACTTTATGATATTCGCTTCACAAAATCCAATATTATTTTTTAATATAAATTCTATGGGTTGAATCTTATATTTCTTGTAGTGATTTCCACCGATTTGTTTTTTTAATGATTTCATAACACCTCGTAAACTGTTCTGCCATTAGCTTTAAAAGCACGAAGATACATCTTGCGATTTCCTGCTTTGTTGTAAGAGATGTGAACCCACCCAGAGTTAGCTTCTTCAGGCTTCCAAAACTCTAAAATACATTGGTCAAATTCTAAATGATTAACAACCCAGTCAGCTAATTCTTTATTTGGAACTCCTAGCACCTCACAATCTACTGCGATACCTAAGGTGTGCTGACTTCGTTCAGATGAGCCGATAGCTTTACAAAGTTCTTTAGAGCGATAGCCGGAAGTAATTTTTATATCGCCAAAGTGATTTACAATAGGCTCAATAACTTCATAGATTAATGTTTGAAGATTAAATAATATTTGGTCAGTAGGTTCGTTATTAATTCCTAACCTAGTGGCTGTTTCTGAAAACAGTAATTCTTTTAAACTAACTTGCCTATCCATTTGCCATCTCTGTTTAAAACACAAGGTAATAATTTTGGTTGTGAGTCTATCACTAAACCAGTTCCTACTATAAATCTAGTTTTAAAATTCTTTGCGTATTCAAAAGCTAAAGATTTTTGGTCTATCATGCACCCCACCTGCATACCCCAAAAAAGATTGTCAGGGTTCGCCCAATACTCTATCTTGAACTTGGTATGGAAATGACCTTGTATGCAATTCATTCCATTAGTTTGTGATACTTTTAAAACATCAGCAGAACGACCATGAGTTAATAAGCATCTTTGTTTATTTGGCAGCGTTAAAGTTAAATCATCAACCCACTTCCATTTTTTAGTTCCTAAAAATTCTCCATACTCTTTAAGATATGCTCTTGGCATACCATGTTTTAATGCTCGTCTATAAACCATTGATGAGTGGTTAGAATCTATTTCTATAAGTTCAGGAAATATTGATTCTAATTCTCTTACATAATCTTTTGCTTTAACAAGTTCATGCCCAGCAGAAAATAAATCTGGGTTTGAGTCATGGAATGACAGAGCGTGATGGTCTAGTAAATCTCCTATGGAAACTACAAAAGTAGGTTTATACTCTTTCTTAATTGACTTCAAAAAGTCAAAGGCATCTTCCCTATGGTAAGGCAAGTGCAAATCCGATATGACCAGAATCCTTCTTGTGTCCATAACTAACTAGTAGTTGTATTTGTTTTATTTAGCAAGAAATAAAGTTAGCAGCGCCATGCTTAATGTTCCAAGCGCTATAAAGATAGACCAAAATAATTTCTCTAATCTTTTTTCAAGTTTATAAACAGTTGTTCCAAGTATCTTTATCTCTCTACGAACTCCGGTGATATGACCTCTTAAAGATATTAATTCTTCTGATTGTGTTCTTGCCATTGTCGTTTAAGCATTTGCAAGACTTTAGCAAGAGACACCCACCATTTGCTAGTTTGAAAATGCACATTAATTTCGGTGCATTAATATCAAACTATTGTGTTTTAATAAAGTTATTTTTTGTAGAACTGTTCTATGTTCTTAGCATAGTCTTTCCAAAATGTTTTAGCATCTTCAAAAGCATCTGCGTAGAACTTAGTCCAATAGTTCTTAAAGTCTGAATAGTTTAGCATTGTTATCTCCATTTGTTATTGCCAACATATAATGTTGCAACATACGAAGTTCAAGACTACTTGATGTTTAAATGTTCTTTAACTGATTCAATAATGTACTTAGCAATCTCCCACTTCCATTCTGCGTATAAGCCAAGTATTAATCCTAATATAAAATATATCATTTAACCTTATTAAAGTATTCTATACATTCTGCAATAGTTTGTTGTCTAATATATTCATCTCTTATTTCTTGTGATGTTGGTTGTGGCAAGGGAGAATCCCATTTATTTATTACAAATGTTCCTCCCCCAGAACCTAAATCATAACTAACATTAGGTGCTAAGGATTTCATTACTGTATTAATACCCCAGCAAAAACCATTTTCATTAGTGTATCTTTCAATAGTTTCTTTAACTGATAATTTTTCAGTCATTATAACCTTTTATAAATAGTTTAAGTTTAATACCAATCTATAAGAAGTATCAGTATGTGTTGTTGCTGTATGTTCTAATTTACTTTCAAATTCAACTAATCTATTAGCAACACTTTCAATTTCTTTACCATTTTTAAAGATTGTTTTTCCATTATTAGTATTAAGATAAATAATAGAAGTGGAGCAGTTAGTGTTTGTGTCAATATGATACTTAAATTGTTTGATAAAATTGTCTTTATGAGTAAAGTTTAGTTTTGCTCTAATTAGCTGTTTTGTGTTTAATTGTTTAAGTATTGGTTCTAATAAAAATAAATGATTGCTTTGTTTTTTATTTTCATTAAAAAATACATGAGTAAATTGTTGTCCTCCATCATTTTTTTCAACTTTGCAATCTTGGTAATACCAATCAAAATTGTTACTTAATACTGTTTCTTTTAAATGATTAAAATAAATTTGTGGTAAAAAGTTATCTATTATTCTCATTTTAAAAAATGATACCAACCAGTTATAATATATTTATCTTCATCTATTGTAGTATGTCCTTTATGAGTGAATGTCCATTCACTTGGAAAAATTATTGTTAATCCTTTTTCTGGTTTTACTTTTAACTTTTGGTAAAACCATTCTGTTTCTCCTCCTTGTTTAACATCATTAAGGTATGTCATAAAAACTAAATGCCTACGAGCATTTAATATGTCAGATTTTTCACAATGCCAAGCATGATAACCTTGTGTTGGACTATATTTTTGGATATTAAAATTATCATCTATTGCCCATTGGCAAATATCATGAGAGCAATATTTATATTTTTTTTTATAAATTTCTATAACATTTTTTAACTCATTAAAATATGATTTTAATTCTGTATAAAATTCTATTTCTTGTGGTCTTAATTGTAAATCTTTGCTATCTTTTATTTTTTTATTAACACCAATTCCACAAACTCCATCTACTGTTTGAGAGTTAGTGTGAAGTTTTATTAAATTATCACAAATAGATAAATCAGATAAATAATACCCTTGAATAAAGTCATATTCTAAATTTAATTTGTGTTCCTTCATTTAAAATTATTTCCTGTTACCCAAGTTACTAAACTATTTCTTTCCCCATGTGTAACTGGAGTTACTCTATGAAGAACAAAACTTGGGAATATAACTAATCTTCCTTGTTGTCTTTTCATTTTAATTGATTTATCCTCAAACAATAATTCTAAATCTCCACCTTGATAATTATTTTCATCACTTAATTGAATAGTTACTGATAATTTTCTAATTATTCCATTATAAAATCTATCAACATGACTATCATATTTTCCAGTTGGTGCTTTATAATTTGTGAATTGCAAACCTTCTTGAATACCCCATAAATCAAAATTAAAAAATTTATTATTCAATTCTGTAATAACATTGGTTAATCTTTCATATAACCATACCAAATCATCAGATGGTGCTAACCAACTTATATAACTATCTCTAGTTTTTGCTATGTTGTTATTGTTTGTGTTTGCTATTTTTAAGTTTTTTGAAATACCTATTGTGATTATTTTTTCACATTCTTCCTTGCTTAAAAAATTATCCCAATAAGCATATTGGTTAATTGTATCTAGCTTAAATTGCCAAGAAAAATTTTTTACTTTTTCAATTTGCATCTGAGTTATTAACTATTAACTCAGCATTTATCCATTGTAAAGTTTTATCGTCCCAAACATAATTTATACCATCATCTGGGCAAGGTATTGGTGGAATCCATGTATAAGTATTGGTATCTAATATAAAATTATCAAATACTTTTGGAGGAATAAATGCTTGTGCATTTTCGTCCCAAGTTCCATCTTTAGATGCGTAATTATATCTTTGCGATTTATCTTTCCATGTTCTTCTCCAAATCGCCCAACCAGTTAATTGAGTCAAATAGTCTATTCCTAAATCTTCTCTTTGAATACCAGCTTCATCTGTAATTACAGAATCATTTATAGTAACTACTGCTATAATTTTATTATTTAATCCTATTTTTGCAAAATGAGCCATATTATTATGCTGTATATGTTCCAGTTGATGTGAATTTAATTATGGTATTTGAACCACTTGTAGTTATTGTTGGAGAACCTGTTGTAGTTGCTGAATAATTAGCAGTTGGTACAGATAAAATAACTACTCCGTCTCCACCAGACCTACCAGCTAATCCTACTGTTGTATTTTGACTCCCAGCACCATTTCCACCTCCACCTCCACCTAAACCATCTGTTCCTTCATCTCCAAGTCCATTTGTACCAGTACCAGCACCACCACGACCACCTCCTCCAGTTCCACCAGCAGGATAATTGCTTCCAGTAGAACCCTCTCCTCCTCCTCCACCTCCAGCATAAGTTACTGAAGAACCAGTTATTGAAGATGCAGTTCCATTTCCTCCTTGTGAACCAGAACCACCATTTACTCCAGCATTAGAAGCACCACCTCCACCTCCAGCATGATTTGAACTTACAGCATTACCTCCATTATTACCTTGACTAGGTGATGTGCTTGGTGTGTTTCCTGAACCACCATTACCATTTGGGCCATCATTACCATAACCACCACCACCACCTGAACCTCCTGATAAACCATTACTTGCTTCTCTACCACCTCCTCCACCACCAGCAGAAGAAATAGTTGTTAAACCTGTTGCTGTTATTGATGAAGCTGTTCCTGAACCTCCATTTGTAAGAGTAGCACCACTTCCACCAGCACCAACTGTGCAAGTTAAAACAGTCGCAGGTGTTACAGATGAATAAGTTCCAGTTCTAAATCCTCCTGCACCCCCACCACCTCCTGATGAATTATTAGAACCATTTGAATCTGAACCTCCTGCACCTCCTCCACCCACTACTAAATATTCTATATTATATGATTGTGGTGTTTCGTTTGTTACATCATCATCAACTGTTGGAATCCAACCTTGTGTTGCACCAGAATAAACTAATGTAACTGATTGACCAGATGTATTATAAATAGGATTTGGAGAAGTATATCCTTGAAAGTTTAAAGAATTTGTATTTATTGTAACTGCATTTGTTCCCCATTTTCTAGCATAGTCAGCTAAAATAATTGTATCTCCATTAGTTGCAGAAGCAGGTAATGTTACAGTACAAGCATTTGAAGTTGTATCAATCCAATATCCTCTACCTGCAACAGCAGTTAATGTAGAAGCAGTAACGATAGATTGCCAAGCTAAACCACCAACTGTTGCAAAAGATAAAACTCCACTACCATTAGTTTGAAGAACTTGACCAGCAGTACCATCAGTTGCAGGAAGCGTGAAAGTTAAATCAGCAGATAAAGAAGCTGGTGCTGATAATGAAACATAATTAGTTCCATTAGCTGTTGCTTCTCTAAAACGAATTTCTTTATCATTGTCTATAATTAAATTTACTGTTGATGTAGTTGCTGAATCTGAAAGTGTTAATACTGTTCCTGTCGCAGTTGTTGATAGTCCAGTAATTGATACTGTTGAATCTAACCAATTAACTGTGTTAGCAGAATGGTCAATAGTCGCTAAAGATATATCGTCAGCACCATCATAATATTTTAATGTAG